TGAAATTAAAATGGTAGAGTTCCAGAATCCTTTCTATCAGTTGGGCAAAATATATGTATATAAATTAATTACTGAATTATTCGAGTACAGTTCTGAGAAGATCGATACTGGAATCGCCGCACTTGATGCAATCGAAGACCAAAACTCCCTCAATACATTAGAGTATGAGATACTGACCGAAGATGGTAATGTGCTTGTAACCGAGCGCAACAACACAATCATACGAGAAGAGTTTGCAACACAATCATCCAATGCCAATACAGACAATGCTGATTTTCAGTCCTTCACAGATATCCTAGATTTCTCTGAAGGCAACCCATTCGGTGACTTATAATGTTTAAGAATAGACAATTCTATCATTCGACCACGAAGAAGGCAATCGTAGCGTTCGGCACGATATTTAATAATATTCAAATATCTAGGAAGAATTCTTCTAATGTTGAAGTTCAGTCCGTTCGGGTGCCTCTGGCGTATTCACAGAAAGACAAGTTTCTCGCTAGAATTTCACAGATTCCAGACGCTACCTCACGTGGTGCAACCGCGATTACTTTGCCCAGAATGGGATTTGAGATAACTGGGTTTCAATACGATACCACTAGAAAGATATCACCCATCAAGAAAAATGTATCGATGTCATCTGCTGATTCGGTCAAGGCAAACACCTCGTTCGTTTCTACGCCATACGATATTGGCATGGCACTCTATGTATTCGCAAAGAATCAAGAGGATGCGTTACAGATAGCAGAGCAGATAATGCCCACGTTTAATCCAGACTTCAATGTGACCGTAAATGATTTACCAGAAATGGGAATCAAGCGAGACATTAAGATTACACTGGATGGTATCACATACGAAGATAATTATGAAGGGCAGTACGATGCGAGACAGAGCATCATATGGACTTTTAATTTTACGATGAAGGTAAACTACTACGGATATGTAGATTCACAAGGACTTATTCGAAAGGCTGTTGCAACTGCTTGGCTGAATCCCGAACTTGCCGGAGAATATTACAAGCAGACTTTCTCTGTTAGCAACACTAGAGCAACTGCAACCTCGACTATTACTGGTGATGCTGTCACCGCAATTTCACTGACATACGCGGGCGCTGGATACACTTTTACTCCTAACGTGGAGATTAGTGGCAACGCAACAGCGGTTGCAGTACTAGACGGTGATAAGATTAAGCAAATTAATATCGTTTCAGGTGGCTCAGGATACAGCGAGGCACCAATCATCACAATCGAAGTACCCGATAAATTCAAGGAGCTCCCAGGACCTTCTGATGCATATCAGTTCGTTGAAGATTTTGAACAAGATTATGGATAAAAAATTATGGCTAATAAAGTATTTGATGCACTAGATAAAACATTTGAAACAAAGAAAACCGAACTAGAAGCCACTTCCCCCTCCGTGGTACCTATCGATCAATCCACCGGTGATTTAGAGTCTGACTTCGAAGAGGCCCGGATGGCCCTGAAGAGATCAATGATATATAACGAGGAGGCAATTCAGGGTATATTGTCCATCGCACAGAACAGCGACAATGCAAGAGCATTTGAAGTAGCCGGTCAATTGATTAAGTCGATGGCCGAAGGCGCGAAGGATATCATGGGCGTACAAGAGAAGAAAAAGAAAATAGATAAACTTGATGGTAAAGCGGCTGGTAATGGCGTGACCAATAATCTCTTTGTGGGCAGTACTTCAGAATTGTTGAAGATGATAAACAAAGAGCAAGAAAAAGAAAAGGTCATAGAACATGACTCAGATTGAAGTTAGTTATCATGGCAATCCAAATCTAAAACCAGTTGGATATGCACATGAGTTTACACCAGAACAGATCGAGGAGTATCTGAAGTGTAAAAGCGACATCATATATTTTATTGAGAACTATTGTATGATTGTGACTCTTGATAGTGGGTTGCAACCCTTTATCTTATATGAGTGCCAGAAAGAAAAAGTCGCATTTATAATGGGTGAGCGTAAAGCTATTCTAATGGAAGGCAGACAGCAAGGCAAGACCATCACCGCCGCAGCATGTATTCTCCACTATTCGTTATTCAATGACAGTAAGACTGTAGCCATTATGGCGAACAAGACAGCCGCTGCACGTGAGGTGTTGAATCGATATCAAATCATGTACGAGAATCTACCCATCTGGATGCAGCAGGGTGTTAAGACCTGGAACAAAGGTAACGTAGACTTAGAGAATGGTTCAGTTGTATTCACCGCTGCCACAACCGCATCTGGTATTCGTGGTAAGTCTGTAAACTGGTTGTACATCGACGAAGCTGCTATTATTCCTAACAACATAGCTGATGATTTCTTCACCTCTGTATATCCCACAATTTCTGCTGGTGAAACAACTAAGATTCTATTGACATCAACCCCACTCGGATACAATCACTTCTGGAAATTCTGGAACGAAGCAGAGAAAGGGCAGAATGGTTTCAAGACCATGTTCGTTCACTATTCTCGAATCCCCGGTAGAGATGAGAAATGGGCCGAAGAACAGTTCAAACTATTAGGTGAATTGAAGTACAACCAAGAGGTTCTATGTGAATTCTTGGGGTCATCTAACACTCTCATCAATGGTAAATCACTTGGTATGATGAGTTCATATGATCCAATCTACGAAAAAGATGGATTACAGATATATGAAGAACCTCAAAAGGATAAATATTATGTATCAGTAGTTGACACATCAAGAGGTGTCGGTGGAGACTTCAGTGCATTCGTTATAATTGACATTACTGAGATGCCGTTTAGGTTAGTGGGCAAGTACAGGAATAATAGAATTTCGCCCCTGTTATATCCTAATATCATTCACAAAGTCGCAAGTGATTTCAATGAAGCCTTTGTGCTGGTTGAGACAAATGACATAGGTCAACAGGTCGTTGATATATTACACCAAGAACTAGAGTATGAGAATATCTTTAGTGTAGTACAAGACAACAATAAACAATATGTGTCGCCTGGGTTTGGTAAGAAATCAAGTCTGGGCGTGAGAACTTCTAAGGCTGTCAAGAGGCAGGGATGTTTTGGTCTTAAAGCACTAATTGAAGAACAGAAATTATTAATATTCGATGCAGATTGTATCTCTGAGCTATCTACTTTCATTGAAAGGAGTGGTACGTTTGTTGCAGACGAAGGTTATAATGATGACCTTGCTATGTGTTTGGTGTTATTTTCTTGGCTAACCACCAATACGTTCTTCAAAGATTTAACCACTGTTGATATGAGAGATAATCTATATAATTCACAAATGAGTATGATTGCCACTGATTTAACCCCATTTGGTATCATTGATGACGGGCAAAAAGAAGAAGTTTTCGTAGAAGCTGGTGATGTGTGGATGTGGGCTGATGAACAGCTCCACCATTGAACTAGACAAATCGCAAAACTTATAAATAACAATAAGAATATATTACAACAACCGTAATTCAAACGAGGAGAATATCATGGCTTTTCAGCTATCACCAGGAGTTCTGACAAAAGAACAGGACCTCACCAACGTTGTGCCCGCGGTCGCTACCACTATTGGCGGTATCGTAGGGGAATACAACTGGGGCCCAGCAAATCAAATAGTAAGTATAGATTCCGAGAACAATTTAGTAGCTGTGTTTGGCAAGCCAAGTACTGCCGCATTCTTAGATTTTATGACCGCATCTTCTTTTCTAGCATACGGCAGTAACTGTCTTGTGGTTCGGGAAGTCGGTGTTGATGCCCGTAACTCGGTATCTTCAGGTACTGCCGAACTTATTGTAAATTCAGACAAATACTACGAGTCATTCGCTGCAGGCGAAGGAACTGTTGGCCCATGGGCAGCAAAATACGCTGGCACCAAAGGAAACTCTTTGAAAGTTTCTTCTGCGGATTATGCCACGTTCACCAACAGTTCTATAAAGACTTTAGCAGTTACTACCGCCGGAGCAGGGTATCATGCTGATACTATAGCAACTATCTCCGCTCCCAATGTTGGCGATAAGTTAGCAACGGCAACAGTGACGATAGTAGGTGGGGCAATAACTGCAATTGCTATTGACTCCCCGGGCGCAGGGTACACTACTGCACCAACTATTGCATTATCTGGCTCTGATGACCCCACCACCGCCGCGGTAATCGCCGTTACGTTAACAACAGCATGGGAATATGCAAATCAGTTTGATTACGCACCGTCTACTACAACTCACGGAATAAATGCCGCTGGCGAAGCCGATTCGGCTTTACTAGACGAAATGCACATTATTGTCGTTGATGAAGATGGAGCATTTACCGGTACTGCTGGCACTATTATAGAAAAGTTCCCTGGTGTTTCTAAAGCATCTGATGCAAAAGACGATGTAAACCAGAGTAACTACTATAAAAATGTAATTAACCAACGTTCAAAATACATCTGGTCCATGGATCACATCGCAGCTGGAACCGATTGGGGAGTACCTGCGATTGGAAAGGGGGCAGCTTTTCAGGCAATACAACAAGTATCGAATGACCACACAAACTCTTTAATTGGCGGTGTTGATGACGCGCCTGCTATTGCTGACTTGCAGACGGGATACACACTGTTTTCCAATGATGAGCTGGTTGACGTATCACTGATTATGACTTCTGGTCATTCCATGTCTGTTGCTGATTATGTAATAGATAATGTTGCAGAAGTTCGCAAAGACTGTTTAGTGTTGTGTTCGCCATTGCGCTCATCCGTTGTAGACAACGTTGGGGCCGAAGTGACTTCCATTAAAGCCGATCTCGACTCACTAACTCGCAGTTCTTATGCTGAAATGGACAGTGGCTGGAAATACATGTACGACCGCTACAATGATCGATATGTGTATGTTCCCCTAAATGGCGATATTGCCGGTACTTGTGTTGTTGCAGACGTATCAAACGATCCCTGGTTCTCTCCCGCTGGTTACAATAGAGGCGTTATCAAGAATGCTGTTAAGTTAGCATGGTCGCCGAAGAAATCTGAAAGAGATGAATTATATAAGATGGGTGTCAATCCAGTTGTTGGATTTCCTGGAAACGGAATTATTCTCTTCGGTGATA